TAAAGCAACTAAAATATAACTCAAAAGAGTTTTCCATTCATTCCGATGCACTTGATTTTGTACTTGATTATTACGATTCATATACAGAATTTCCATCATCGGGACTTCTATCTGAAAAGTTCCCTGACCTAGATTCTACGTCTATTGACGCTTCTCTAGATTATTGTTTAGGTGCGTTCCGCAAACAGGTCATCTATCGTAATGTGGTAGATGTTATCAATTCCCATAAGGGACGTTTAATAGAAGACCCTGAATCGGTTATTGGGTCATATTTAGAGGGTCTTGAGAAGATAACTCTTCAGCATGATGATGATTTGCTTCTATATGATAGTGGGTCTGAAAACCGTTTAGAAGATTATCAACATAGGAAATCTCAACGTTCCTCTAAATTTGGGATAATCGGGATACCAACACCTTTTAAGACCATCAACAATTCTGGTGTTGGGATGCAACCCGGTGAAGTCTATTCTGTTTTTGCTCGTCCAACTGTTGGTAAAACTTGGATGTGTTGTAAATTTGCTTCAATTGCTTCTATGTGTGGATATAAAACTCTGTTTGTCTCCGCAGAGATGCCAGTTAAAGAGATAGCAATGCGTTTGGATGTTATCTCAGCTAATGCAATGAAATATAGATTTACTCATGATAGTCTACGTACTGGTAGTGGTTTGGATGAGAAAGAATATAAAGAGTTCTTGTCTAAACTCAATCAAGAAAATCTGTTTGTCTGTGATAGCATTGACCAATCGACTGTTAGTTTAGCTGGAATATCTAGTTTGGTTCGTAAACATAAGCCTGATTTGATTGTCTTGGATAATATAGACCTAGTTGGTGTCCATGCATCAGGTAATCAACCTCTGTGGGAGAAGATGCACACATTGTTTTACGGTATGAAGAATATATGTCTAGTTAATAAATGTGCTTGTCTCATTTCTACACAGGCTAACAAGGGTGGTTTTGATGTTTTTTCTCCCCCACAGGCTCACCATGTAGCATTTGGAGATGCATTAATTCGTGCTTCCGACGTTGCGTTCTCTATGTTTTGTGTTGAAGATAATATTGGTAAACGTATGCTTCAATTTCAAAAGGTGAGGAACAGTAGTCTAACTAATAATAAGGTAACGCTAGATTGGAATGTGAATATTGGATTGATTAAAGAAGAGTAAATTGGGTATTGTGTTTTATTGAAACATACAGTATAATATTGTAAATGATTTTAAAAATGAGCATGAATAGAGATTGGGGAAAAGCACTAATTGAAGCGGGATTCGATGTTCCGAATGATAAAATTCAATTTAACATCTCATGTCCATTTCACGGCCCCGATAAACATCCATCCCTATCTGTTAATTTAGAGTTAGGAAAATGGATTTGTCACACTGGTTGCGGAAGCGGTTCTATTGCAGGATTTCTGTCCGATTATTTGGAGATTAGTCTTCTATCAGCAGAACGGTTAGCGTTTGATGATTCTATCCATGAGGTTGACTTTTTTGATACCATAGGAGATGATGATGTTGTTCCGATTCCTGAAATTGAGATTCCTTATGATTCGTCTTCTGTTCCAGAATGGATTTTTGATAGGGGATTTACGAAAGCTTCTCTTAAACGATGGAGATGCGGAATCAATTCAGCGCAGGGGTCATTAGTTATTCCCGTAACTGATGAAGATTCTAGAGATATAGGTTGGATAGAAAGACATAGACCCAGTTCTAATTTTCGGTATCAGTATTCAACAGGACTTCAAAAAAGTAAGGTACTTTTTGGGTTACCACAATCACGGACACATGAGGACAATTTTTTATGCATAACAGAGGGAGCGTTAGATTGTATCTGGCTTGACCAGCATGGGTTTCCAACGGTAGCTTTGTTAGGCGTATTTTTATCTAATAAACACAAAGAACTATTGAAAAAAACAGGGGTGAGTGAAATTATATTATGTTTAGACAATGACGAAGCAGGAATGAAGGCAACTGAATATGTTAATCGAGAGATGGGGCAATATTGTCCAGTTAGTCGAATAACATTAGATGGTGTCAAAGATGTTCAAGATGTTAGAGATTCAAAACAATTGAAACAAATATTAAATGAAAGGACGGTGCTGTAATGGCTGGAATAGGGAAAATAACACAACGGCGAAAAGATACGGTTAGTAGTTTCACTGGTGGGCGAGAAGTTTTTTTGAAAGATGGTGACCAAGTTTTGATGTCTATCATCCCTACTGGAGATGATGGAGATGAGAAACTGACAGACTTTTGGAGACATGCTGTTCAGAGTCAGTCCAATGAAGGTGCGACTCGATGGACATACTCTCTTTGTGGAAAATCGATAGAGCAATATTGTGACGTTTGTGCTAGTGGTCAACGGGCGCAACATCGATTTGCTCTTTGGGCGTATGTGTATCACATTCTGCACTCAGAGAAGAACAATGATTCATGGACTGAGGTAAAAACCAAGGCTGGAACAGAACCTCAGTACAAGGAAGAGGTCAATGGCTTCCGAATGTTTTCGCAAGGGTTTGGTCAACGAGACTATCTCTGGAATCAGGTTGTTGATATATATGAAGAGAATGGAAATCTGAATGATAAGGTAGTTCGGGTTCGGCGTAGGGGTTCGGGTATGCAAGATACCAATTACTCGATTCAAGTCACTAATACCTCTACTAAAATTCCTGACGAATCTAAGACAGAATTGGATGAGTTAGGAAACGCTATCGATTTCTTCATTGAGAGAGAAGAGAACTCGTCAACTAATAACACTAATGGAATCGCAAAAGAAAAAGTTATCAAAGCAGTTCCACTAGAGGATGATTCTACAACAAGTACTGTTGATACTCCCGATACTCTCGATGAGTTATTTGATAAGGACACGTTGTTTTAGAAATGGCTAAACGAGAATCTAAAACTGGCCCCCAATATTCTGATACCCTTTTAAAAGGTGAGGAATGTCTGTGGTTGGGTTTTCACAGTAATGCTAGTGAGTACTCAACCATACCTATAACCCATCATTTTTTTCAAGAGAAGGCTTTAAAAGGTCATATTGGGATTGTACGTCAAGCTGGTATGCATGGTGCGGAAATTGAGTTTCCAGTAGAGACTGAGAAAGGTTTCGCCAAATTAAATATAAGCGTAGAGGAATTGTTACCTATGACAGCTCAAGAAGTAAATGAACTTAGGGAATCTATATCTAATACCCCAGGAGAAACTATAGTGAGTACTCAGATAAAGGCAAATACACAGAAGGTAGCGACGAATAATTCTAGTACAGGTACATATCGGTGTGAAGCGAAGGGGTGTTCTTTCTCTTCTTCTTCTCCGCAAGGTCTAGGAACGCACCGTGTGAAGACCCACAATCTTCAAAGCCGTTCTCAGAAACGGTCTGGTGGTGGACGCAGGGTTGTTCTTTCTTCTGGGGCAAAGAAAGCAACGAATCCTATTTCATCTACTACTACGAAAACAGTTTCCAATACTCCGAAAACAGGTTCCAATACCCCGAAAACAGTTTCCAATACCCCTAAGAAAACCGTTGCAACAGGTTCCATTGTTAAAACCACTCCCAATACTCGTGACGGTTGGAAAGCCAAACATGATGCTGTAGTGAAACGATATAATCGGCTCTCTACTAAGCATGATTCGGTCATACAAACCTTAAAGAAGCTGTCTAACGATAACGGATAAAGCCCCCTCTTTATTTTAGTGTGGAAGATTGGGAGCGATAACCATTCGCTCCCAATTTCATCTTAGGTGTGTTATGTCGGATGTTATTAGCTATTCTTATGAAGAATTAAGCACCTTATTTAAGACTCAAAAATATATTGCTGTTGATACTGAAACTACTGGTTTGCATTGGTGGCGTACTGAAGTTTGTGTAGTTTCTTTTGCATGGGCTGGCGGTTCTACGGCTTTGTGGATTCCAGTTGAGGAACGTAGACCTAATAGCCCGATGGCAAGATTGCTAACTGAACTGTTTAAGTGTCCTTCTAATAGAGTTATTTTCTGGAATGCTAAATTTGATTTTCATCAGATAAGAAATACGTTTGGTGTGGAATCATCTTCATGGGATTCTTTTCATGATGCCATGATTATGTGTCATTTATTGGATGAGAATCGGCGTATGGCACTCAAGGTTAGGGTTAAAGAAGACCTTGGGATTGACCCGATAGAAGAGAAGCAACTCAAGCTTCATATGCGCCGAAATAAACTTACTACGTATGATGAGATTCCACTAGATATTTTGCTTCCTTATGCTGTTAGGGATGCGGAATTTACTCTGATGTTTTACGCTAAATATTTTTCAGATGTACGAGAGTATTTTCTAGAAGTATACGATTTAGAGCGAAAAGTTCTCATGGTCTTAATGGAAATGGAACGTCATGGTGTTTTGATTGATAAACCTTATCTAGAGGGTGTTCAAGAGCAATTATTGACTGACCTAGATGAGTTGGACATATCTATTAAGAATCTGATTGGGGATGAGTTAAATATCAATTCACCAAAACAATTAGCTGATTTCTTTTTTAGAAAAGAAGGGTTGGCCCCTGTAAAAATGGGTAAGACCCATGAGAGTGTTGATGTATCTGTTTTGGAGCAATTGAAACATCCATTGGCAGAACAATTAGTTAGCTATAGAAAGAAGTTCAAGCTGGCTAACACATATGTTGCTCCGATGCTAGAAATGTTGGATGATAAAGGCAGACTTCATTGTTCCTACAATCAAGTGGGAGCTAAGACAGGTCGAATGTCATGCTCTGACCCAAATCTCCAAAACATACCAAGTGATAGAGAAACCTTATTGATTCGTAGGGCATTTGTTTCTGATTCTGGAATGGTCTTTTTTGATTATTCAGGAATGGAAGCCAGGGTCTTTGCTCATTATTGCAATGATACCAATTTGATTAATACTTACAATGATAACCTAGACCCATATATCATGGTTGGGTCTTCCATATTTAATATTCCTTATGAGGAAGTGGTATCTAAACTTGAGGCCGGGGATTCTGAGGCCAAGAATATGAGATACATAGGGAAAACCACCTTTCTGTCTACTATATATGGGGTTGGGAAAGGGAAATTATCTCGTGAATTATCTGTATCCATAGATGAGGCAGAATCCTTTTTGAAGAGTTTCTTCAAGCTTTACCCTAAGATTAAACCTTTTATTCGTACTACTAATGACCAGGCCCAGGTTAATGGTTATATTGCAACATTGGCTGGTCGATATAGGAGATTGGAGTTTAAGGAAAACTATAAGGCGGTGAATTCGTTAATCCAGGGAACAGCTACTGGAGATATGCTGAAAGCCTCATTGATTAAATCTCATGAGGCGTTGAAGGAGACAGGTGGTTCTCTTTCTTTAGTTATTCATGATGAAATTGCTGTTGAGGGATTACCTCTTGAGGGGATACCTGTGATAAAATCAATACTAGAAGATTTTGATTTCAAAGTGCCGATACCAGTTGATGTAAGTGTTTCAAAATATTCATGGGCAGATAAAAAAGAGTTGAATGGAGTATAGAGAAGATGGCTAAAATATCACAAAGTTTGAGTTTCACGTTTAGGGTAGGGCAGGCTTCAAATCAATATTGTAAGGTCAATCTTGAGGTATCGGAGATTGATACTGAATTGCCTATGGATGCTCAATTGGAGAAAGTTGATAACACTCTTGATGTTATCTGGAAGCATATACGAGATAGAATTGATACTCAAATTGAAGAAGTCTTAAAGGAACAGGAAGCTGATTAAATGCCACGAAAAAAGAAAGAAGACACAACTCCCTTAACGTTATCTGAGTTAGGGACTAAATATAGTGATGTACTTAATGTGGGTTCTTCAGATGATTTTTTGTATGATAGAATTTCATTTGGGATACCAGCATTGGATAAGTTGTTGGGCGGTGGGATACCGAAAAAACGTCTTACGCTTCTAACGGGTCAATCGAATGCTGGCAAGAGTTATTTAGCATCCCAGGCTGTTGTGAATGTTCAAAAAGCGGGTGGAACAACCGTATGGATTGACTCAGAGATGAGTTGGGATTCGGGTTGGATGCAGAGATGTGGGGTAGATGTAGACAATATTTTGTTGACTCAACCCCCTACTGGAGAAGAGGCATTTAATACAGTTCGGGATTTAATGATTGATGGTGTTGATTTAATCGTGTTGGATTCTATTGCTGGCCTAGTTCCATCAGCGATTCACAATGAGGATTTTTCTTATAATCCTATGGCATGGCAAGCACGATTGGTGAATACGTCCTTACCAAGATTGTTTCCCCATTTTAAGCATGGTAGTGCGCTAATCCTTATAAATCAGGTGCGGAGCAGCATGGGGCCAGTTGCTTTGGATGCAATGCCCGGTGGAGTGGGACAAGTGTTCTTCTCCCATATGATATTGCAAGCAAAGAGGTCTGGGTGGATTGAGGAAAATAAAGAGAAGGTAGGGTTTGATATAGAGATAAGGTTAAGGAAATCCAAGGCTGGTGGGATGCCCTTCAATTCTTGTACTATTCCCTTTAGACTTGATGGTGGATTTGATATAGTTGAAACATGGATACGTGAAGCATTAGATATGGATATAATAAAACAATCAGGGCCGTGGTATGAGTTGCCCGATATAAGTGATAAATTAATGGGCTTGAATAATGTGAAGAATTTTTATTTGGAGAATCCAGATAAGTTTGAAGAAACATTAAAGGAAGCGGTTGGTGGATAATAATATCAATAGGAGAGAGGTATACGAATGATTACATATGAATATAAGGCCATAGATTTATCTTTATTGGGTGGTACACCTTCTGTAATTGATGCATTCAACGAACAGGGGGTTATTGGGTGGGAGTTAGTATCTGTTATGGGTGGTATTGGGTATTTCAAACGGGCATCCAATAATGGATTTGATTCAACAACGGCTATGAGTACTGAGGATTCATCTAGTATGACTATTATCACTACTGATAATGTATCGGGTGAAGAGGTTCCTTTGGAAGAGGTACAACCGCCAAAGCGTAGAATTGGTAGACCCCCTAGAGAAGACCGACAGGTTGGAGTTCTGATGGCAGAAGACTCCATAATGCCAGCACCTGAAAGCATTCAGTAGCTTGAAATCCCGTGATTTCACGGTACAGGAAAATTATATAGCCGAAATCCTAATGGAATTAGGGTTACGCTATGAGCAACAATATTCCATTGGCTCTAGAACTGTTGATTTCTATCTTCATGAGATTCAAAGTGTGATAGAAGCTGATGGAGTCTATGGTCATCTCCGAAAGTCTGATAGAAAAAGAGACTCCGAATTGATGAGTTTGGGTGTAAAAGATATTTTTCATATAAGAGATACTACTAAGCCCAAAATACTTGATACATTGGTAGGTATATTTTGTCAGGAATAAAATCGATATTACGTCAAAGAGAACATCGGGAACCTTTGACTACCAAACATGATGCTTGGTTAATTAAAGAAATTGATAGACATCTGACTTCAACTTCTGACCAACGCCCCCCCTCTAAGGATATTTTCTATCCATCTTTCTTAGGGTCTACTTGTGATAGATTATTGTATCTGCATTATAATGGTTTATTGCCTAACCAAAAGTTTGATTCTAAAACACTAAGAATCTTTGCTCATGGACATGCTACTGAAAATAGGTATAAAGACATCTTTACCAAGATGAGAATTTTATCTGGTACTGAGGTACAGGCTCGTTATGATAATCCATGTATTCATGGAAGGGCTGATTTTATACTGAATTTTCCTGAGTTTGGACGAACTATAATTGAACTGAAAACAATTAATGATAGGGGTTTTTCTGGTTTAACTGTACCTAAAGTAGACCATGCTATTCAGCTTCAAATCTATTTGAATATACTGAATATTGATAATGGATTTGTTCTTTACGAGTGTAAGAATGACCAACAATTGAAAGCATTTCATATTAAGCGGTCTTCTTCCGAATGGGAGGGGATTTTAGAGAGATGTATTAAAATACAAAATATGATAGAGGTTCCAAAATTATCTACCGTTACACATGAGAAATGGTGTAATTGTTTAAATGTAAAAGAAGAGAGAGAAAATGCTTGAGACACAACAACATGACACACATCTAGGGGCTGTATTGCGACGAGTTGATTCGTATTTTGAAAAACTAGACCTTCCTAAATTAGAGGCTGACGTAGAAGCCCCTAAAGTTATTGCCATTTCTGATTTGGAAGACTGCACCAATAAAGATTTAGAGAACTATCTATTATTATTTGGTGGGTTTCGTTCTTATTTGGATACGAAATTAGCTTCTGTTGAATCTAGAAAAACTATATTGGAAGCGACTTTTGATGAGGGTCTGAATCGTATGCTCTATATGTTAGAAGAAAAATATGGGGAAGAGGGAAGACGAAGACCGAATAAAGAATCTTTGCGTGGGGAAGCCATTGCCACTAATGCTAGTTTGAAGAAAATTCGTCAAGAGTTAATTGAGGAAGAGGGGTTGTATATTCGATTGGCTGGCATACGTAATGCCTATAAAAGTATGTATGATGCAATCAGTCGAGTTGTGGCTTTGCGTGTTAGTAGTGGAGAACAAGTGTAGATGGGTTTTTATATAGGAATTGATTGTAGTTCTCGTTCCGCTCATTTTGTTATATTGGATGTAGACGAGAAAATAGTTCTAATGGATAAATGTGTTGATACATCGAGAGATATGGAAGCACGTTTCAATAGTGTTTGCACTCAATTTAATGACTATATACTTAATCAAGCAGACTTGTTTCTTGATAGTGTAGCTACTATAGAGAATCCTGTGATGATTCAAAATGTTAAAGCTACCATATCCATAACGAATGTCATTGCTGGAGTCAAACGAGAACTTTTTAGAAATGGTGTTTCCTATTGGGCGATTGATAACAAGTCATGGAAGAAAGAAGTTCTTGGAAATGGGGCTGCTTCTAAAGAAGAAATTTTGAAGTTTGCCGAAATGAAATGGGGTAAGGTTTTTACTGAGCAAGATTATGCGGATGCGTCCTGTATTGCTTTGTGGGGGCTTGTAAAATTTGGGCGCACTAGGGTATAATCTTGAGAATTGCTTTAGATATAGATAGAGTATTAGCAGATTTTGATGTCAGGTTAGTTTACTGTTTAAATAAACTTTATGGGCTTAATCTTGTTCCGTCTGATATTGTAACGGATAATTTTAAGGCTCTTTTTTGTTTAGATAAGAAAGAAGAAAAAGTTCTTTTTGATGAAGTATTTTCTAGTATAGACCATTTTCCAGCGGTAGAGGGAGCAATTGAGGGGTGTAAACTTTTAGTGGAAAATGGCGTAGAACTCTTTTTAGTTACGGCTAGAATTAAAAAAGAGGTTACGTATGAATGGCTAAATTCTTATTTTCCTACGTTTAATTTTCCTGTTTATTTTAAAGAATCAACGGATGCACTACCGTCAGCAGATTATTTTTTAGATGATTCACCTTATAAAATTGCCCAGTATTGTGATAAGATTACAAGACAGTGTTTTTTAATGGATTCTTATCCAAATAAAGGATGCATTAATGTGGGAAATAAATATCAACGTGTTCATGATTGGTCTGATTTTCTAGGGGAGATACAAAAAGAGAACCCAAATTTACAACTTAGGAGAATGTCATATGCTAGGAAATGAGGAACTACACAGTAAGATTTTATATCCAGTGACGAGAGTTAGGGCCGGGACTGCTGGCGGTTCTGGGGTTGTAGTATATTCTCAACCAGACCCTAAGAATTCAGATGAGTATATTAATATTGTTATTACCTGTCAGCATGTAGTTGATGGGGCTATCAAGATGCGTGATGAATTTGATAGTGTACTAAAGCGTAGTAGGAAGACTGATTATTTTGAAGAGGTTGTTGTTGAGATTTTTCAATATTTGGGAAGTAGGCTTATTTCATCTAATGCCACTACTGGCGATATTATTGCTTATGATAAGTATCATGATTTAGCAGCGATTAAGTTACATAATCCTAATCAGATGCCATATGTTGCTTCTATTGTTCCTGAAGATGAAATTAAAGATGTTCGTTTATTTGATAATGTTGTAACGTCTGGGTGTTCTTTGCTGCATGACCCCTTTGGAAATATGGGAACAATTACTGCCTTGCGAGAAGTTATCGAGCAGAAAAATTATATTATGGCGAATGCACCAGCTATTTTTGGTAATTCTGGTGGTGGGTTGTTCCACGGTGATACGGGTCATTTATTGGGTTTGACTTCTAGGGTCACTGTTACTCAAATGGGGTTTGGGTTGGATATTCAAGCTTGGATGAATTTTTCTACCCATCCAGAACGTTTGTATGAGTTTTTTGATAATCAGGAGCTTCACTTCATTGTTGATGATTCTGATGATTATTATAAAGCAATGACTCGTAGAACGGAACGTCGAAAGGAAGCTATAAGAGATTTGTTCGTGACTGATGAGAAGGAAGAGGGAGCGGTAGTGGATGGTTAAGAAAAAAGTGGGGTCTAGAACGTGCTGTATAGATAGCACAGTGTCTTGTAAGTGTGAGTCAGATGAGAAGTGCTTAGAAGTTTTAAAGAGATATGCAAAAGTTGTTTATTGTAACGATGATAAATGTTTGTTCAA